CAGAGTTGCAAAGATTACAGATGTAAGAACTTTGCGTGGTGGTCAGGAATATTTATTCAGAGTTGACGTTATTTTCTGATGACTTTAGTAAACGCACGAGCAGCATTTGAAACCGCAATCAAAAATGCAGTGACAACTGCTGACAACACAGTTACAGTTGTGTTTGACAATATGCCCTTCACAACTCCAGGTAAGAATAAAAAGTATGTAATGGTAAGCCTTGATTTCACACAGTCAACAATTCAGCCACAAGGAGGAGCACTTGATTACTACGGGGGATCAATAACCTGTGGGGTAATGACTCCTAAAAATAAAGGAACAGCAGATGGAGCAGCGATAGCTGAAGCTGTTATAGATGGATTGACTTCAGTAAACGCATCGAACTATTCAGATACATTTTCTGTTTCTCCCCGTGTTTCCCAGATAGCTGGACCAACTTCTGTTAGCACAGAAAGAGAAAGTCATTTTCTATCTGTAGTTAGTTGCAGTTTTACCGCCAATGCCTAACAAAGACATCTCACAACTCACTGCTGATTTAAGAAAAGACGCAATAAAACTTAAGGGAAAAATAGCCTCTGCAATGGTTCAGGATCTACAGGCTGCTGGTCCTTGGTGGACAGGTCATTTTGCTACAAGTTGGAAAATAAGCGACACTCCAGTACAGCCCATTACAAAATCTAGGCTCAGAGAAAGTATAGATGATGGAGATATAGTAGCGTTTGATGCCCCACTACATTGGCAAGATGAAGGAGAAGCTGGTATGTCAGGATCAACTTACGACCAGATAAGAACTACTAGAAATCTTCCTAGGAGAAAAAGACCCAAAGATGTCACTCTAGAAAAGGATTTGTATATAGGTAATGAAGCTGAATATGCTGGTTTTGCTGTAAATAATCCAGGAGCTACTGCACCAGTGGGTGATCCAAATGGAGTAACTTATGATAGACACGCAGAGTTAGTAGACGGGATAACTCCTCCTAGTCAAAGTCCTGATTGGTATAAAATCTATATGGGCAATCAACATTACAACGATGCCATTGCATTGGCACTGTCTGAAACATTTAAAGCTAAGAATATAAGTTTTAGTGCTGATTAATAGTAATAAGCTATACTACAGGAATAAATACAAATTTTTATGCCAACAGTAAGAGCAATCGACAAACTAAAGCAAGCCTTTAGTATTGAAGAACGTAGTAGTTATTCTATTTTTAAAGGAAAAGAACTTGTTCTAAAAGTATTTTGGTCGCCTCTTACAATAGCTGACAGAGATACAATAAACAATACATTATCGGCGATGAATAAAGGTCAGGAAGAAGGAAATCTTGACTTTGCTTTACAAGTTATTATTACAAAAGCAGAGGATGAAACAGGTGCGAAAATGTTTACCGCAGGAGACATACCAGTTTTAAGAAGAGAAATACCTCTTTCGGTTTTACTAGATCTTATGACTAGGATGCAAAGCATGGGCGAGGAGGTTAGCCCTGATGCCGTAAAAAGCTAAATTAGAAAAAGACAATTTCATGTTTCTTCAGTTTTTTATCGCTGAAAAACTAGGATATACACATAAAGAACTCCGTAACCAAATATCAACTGAAGAACTCTTTGCTTGGAACGCATACTTTACAATACAGGCAGAAAGAGAAGAGAAGGCATACGAAAAAGCAAAGAGACAAGCCCAGACACGCAAAGTACGCTAAACTTGTGTTATCTAGTAATTTTTAGTAAGTGGCTGCCTCGAATTACAGTGTAAATATAAAATTAAATACGAAGCCAGCGATAGATGATCTTCAAAAGCTGGAAAAGCGTGTAAATAGGCTCAGAAGAAGTTTAAATAGTCCATTAAGAATAGAGAGTAAAGCACAGATAATAGAGAAACAGAGATTGCAAGCTGAAGATAGAAGAATTAGAAATGCTTTTATAACTAAAAGACTAAAAACTCAGTTAAATGACCTGGAAGCTAAAGGGTTAAAATTAGACAGAGTAAGGAAAGACTTAAGACAGGGTGCGTTTCTAAACCAACAGCAGAGATTTGTAGCAGCAGAAAGCATAAATAAAACTGTTGCTAAAGAACTAGAACTAGAGCAGAAGAAGTTAGCAGTAGTAGAGAAGTCCAGTAAAGCTCTATTGAAGGGAAAGAGTACGGGATTTAAGGCTGCCTCTGGCTCCATGGTTAAAGGGGAATATGGTCCTCAAATGTTCTCAGACCTGAAAATAGATAAGGGTGCTGGTCAAGCTGCACAGGACATTGATTTTATAACAAAGCAGCAACAAAAGAGACTAGGTTTTGAAGTCAAGCTAAGAGACTTAGAAGCTCAAGGTGTAAATACTAAAAAGTTAAGAGTCAAGATGGGTCAATTGGTAGATGCTCAGAACAAAGCAGAACTAGGATCAATAAAATTATTAAATGCACAAATTGGGAAGGGCATAACTAAAGAAGTAAGTAAATTAAATATTTTAAATAAACAAAACAAAGCACGATTAGAAGCAAACAAACTACTGGCAAGTGAGTCTGTTGCCCAGGGAGCATTTAGCCGATTATCCGACAGGCAATCAAGAGATGCAGATGGTAACAGAACATTTATGAATAACCCCTTTGCTGGATTTATGGGAAGAAGATTCGGTACGACCAGAGGATTTGATTTCCAGAGTGCAATGATAAGTGGTGGCTTCCCCTTACTATTTGGTCAAGGTCCGATTGGTGCTGCTGCTGGTGGCCTTGGCGGTGGTATCGGTGGAATGTTCGGACAAATGGGCGGATTTGCAGGAGGTATTATTGCAACCGCAGCCGTTCAGAGTCTTGCTAATATGACCAACAGCATGAACGAGTTTGGTGCTGCCCTGAACGATCCAGCGGAAAATTTAGATAAATTAGTTGAAAGAATAGGTAAATTTGATAGGGAAATAGTTGAAAGCATATCTCAACTTAAAAATGCTGGACTAACTGAAGTAGCAGGAGAACTTGCCAGCCTTACTATGCAACAGCAGTTTACAGGAATAAAAGCTATAAAAAATCTTAATAATGAGATGTCTAAATTCCAAAAAGGAGCAGCAGACTTAGGAACACGACTAAGTATTCTAGTAGCAGGACCGCTTACTATGTTCTTTAAACTGTTAAATCTTATTGGTGGTAGTGCCGATGAAGCCTCCGATAAAATTACAACATCAGAAGCAATAACAAATCAACAAGATACTTTAAATAAAGATTTAGAAAGAGAACAGTTTTTACTTGTAGAACTTGAAAAGGCAGAGAAAAGGTTAGCTGATGCAGGATATAAAGTAGGTGAAGAAATGAGAGCCAATATCGAGATAAAAGCGATAGAGGACCAACTCAAACTTACTAGGGAAAGTATAAGTGAGAACGAAAGACTATTAGAAATAAGAAAGTTACAAAGAGATGTACTTCTATCTCAAGGCATACTACTAGAAGGTCAGATAGAACTAGAAAAACTAAAAGCACAAGTTACTAGGGGAACTGAAGATGAAAAGACGGTGGCATTAAAGCAGAAACAACTAGATATGATGAAGATAGAAAACAAATTACTAATAGCAAATGAAAACTTAAAGTCCTTAATAAATAATTCTAAAGCTACTGAAGCGGAAAAAGAGGCACAGAGAGAAAAAATTAGGAACCTTGAAAGAGAATTTGAATTAGTCCAACTAATAGCTAACGAGCGAATTAACGCAGCCGATCCAGCGATAAGTCGTATGGATGAACTAAATAGAGAAATGCGTGATCTAAATGATGTGGCTAAACAGTCCGTTGAGTTGTCGAAAGCAATGGGAGAATCCTTCAGCGAATCATTTAAGGGAATTGTTAAAGGAACAATGACTGTGCAAGATGCGTTTAGAAATATGCTTAACAGAATAGCAGACTTTTTCCTAGACACTGCTGCACAATTAGCTGCCACCCAACTTCAAAAAAGTATTTTGGGATTATTTGGCAATATGTTTAATTTCAGCACAACACCTATGAACGATGTTCAAGGATATGGAGGCGGCCTACCAAGGTATGCAGCGAATGGCGGTCCTGTAGGAATGAGAAATCCTTATATTGTTGGAGAACGTGGACCTGAATTATTTGTTCCAAATCAGTCAGGAAACATAATTCCTAACCATGATTTAGCTGGTATTGGTGGAGGTGCTACGAATATCGTGGTAAACGTAGATGCTTCTGGTTCTTCTGTTGAAGGAGATGAAGAACAAGGTAGAGAACTTGGTCGTATGATTTCAGTT